GAGTGCAGTGATGAATAAGTTTAACAGGTGTTCCTTTTTTATGTATTTTTCGTATTGGAAAATTTTCAATACCGTTTTTAATAACTATTGATTTTTCCGTTGGTATATCAAATACCATTCTAAATTTTTCATAGTTCCAATGACTATTAAAAATGTACCAGTCATACTCATCGTGCCTGTCTTTGTTAGAGAAAAACTCTTGTAAATTAGGTTGATTCCAAGAATTTTTTTGCCACAAAATATTTATTTTATTTGGGTCTAAAGGAACTTTACCAGGTATAGATGTACAAATTTGAAATTGATCTAAAATATCTTTTGCTACATACTTTTGTAACATTTCCATTTGTATTTCAGTTGCACCTCTAGGTTCCATTATTCCTTTGTATGTGCGCCTAAGGTTACTTTTGTTACAGTTATTTCGAGGTCTTGTCTAAAATCATCCACAGTAGTGTCAGTATTGGGATCAGTAACATCAGAATTAAAATCATCTTTGTTAGCATATACCTTACCCGTTCTTTTGTTTTTAATAATTTCTTTTGCTTCTGCGGGTATTTTAATAAGATCACTCATTTTTGTCTACGACCCTGTCTATTATATTTTTTATTGTGTTGCAACTTCTTTTTTTTATTAAGACTTTTACAATGTCTTCTAGGTCTTTTTCTTGGTTGATCTCTTTCAACAAAGTCTTTAAATTTTCTAGCCATTTTCCTGTGATCTGTCTAGGAGCGCATAACTTATGACACCTGTTATTGTATTTGCTGTGGCCGCTTGAATTTTGAGAACATCATTTGCTTCCATGTTAAGACTTGAGGTTATTAAATTTCCAAAATTTTTATTTAATTGTGCGTGACTTATCTCTACTGCTGAACCACCAGACTTTTGTAAAAAGGCATCTACATTAACATTAGAAGCAGTCTTATGATTAGCTTGAAATGATTTTATTATAATAGTTGCATCTGCGGGACATGTAAGAACATCAGTTACATTAGTGCTTGTTAAATCAAATGTTGTACTTTTATATCTTACTGTCATGACATAAAGTAATTAAACGAATCTTGTTCATTTTTCAAGTCCTGTTGAAAAGAAGTATTTAATTGATTTTCAATAGTTGCAAGTCCTTGGTTTATCTGTCTAAAACCTTCTACTGTATATTCTTGTGGTGGTTCAGGAACGTATACATTTATTTTAGCCATTATCTTCTTCCATCTGGATTAACGTCTGCTCTAAATGTACCAAATCTCCAAGTTTCATTAACAGCTGTGTTTTGTATTTTAATATTTGCAAGTCTTCCTCTAGCTCTAGTATCTATTTTTTGCGTGGTTGAGTTTATAGTAAAAGGCCCTAATTGTGAAGAAGTTCCAGCATCTACAGGAAAATTTTTTAGAAAAATTGTGACTATAGCATTACCCTGAAGGTTTTTAAAATCAGGTAAGAATCTGCTTACTCTTAATAAATATTCCCCATCTCCATCTGTTGGTAAATCAAAGTCACCTGATTGTATGTAAGCTGGAATTGCTGTTGTTGTACCATTTAAATCTACTTCATTATTACCTACTTCATGTGCATAGTATAAAGATGCACCAAAAGTATTTGTCGCCCCACTTAAAATAGGTAACGATGGTGTACTTGTTGTAGTATATTCAGTTGCATAAGGCACGTCATAAGTACTCGCATCTGCATAAGAACTTCTAGCAAGACTCATTGTTGACCAAGTATTTTCTACATAATTATAAGTTACTGATCTATTATTTTGTGTAGCAGGATTTCCCGAAGGTGTTCCTGCAGGGTAGAACCAAATTATTTCATTAAATAAAGAATTGTGCGATGCATAAATTATTTCATTAGAAGAATAATTTACTCCCACATTTGATCCGGTGGTCGTGAATACAAAATCTTCTACAAGTGATGGAAGTAATTTAACTGTACCATCAAATACAAAGAACCCTCCTCCTGCGCCCATCCAATAAACTCTACCATCTGCATAAACAACTGCGTGTTGACCTATACATCCACAGTTAGAACCTACTTGTCTTATTGAGAAAGTAAATGGAGGACCAACAAATTGCATAGTATAAGCTGCTTGGTCNGTTAAAATTAAATTGTAGTCTTTACCAGAAACTGCAGCTACGATTTTGTTACCTGTATCTAATCTAAACGTACCTGCTGTATTNACTGAAGTAGGTTGATAAACACTAAAATTTTCTTGATCACTAAATCTTATAAACATAGGGTCTTGAGTAGTTGCATCACCTATAGTTGTTTCAGTTCCAAAGTGAACAACGTGTCTATCTCTATCTGAAGTTATAGTTAATCTTGTTGCTGTTGGAGCTCCGCTCATGACTACAGCTCTATTCTCTAAAGGATTGGATACACCTGGATTCCATACAAAAGTTTTACCATCTTTAACAGTTGCAATTAGTTGCTGGCCAAAGTTATCTAATGACCATGTACCAGGATCAAGAACAACTGAAGAAGTTGTAGAACCAGAGCCCCAAGTTAATCTACTCCACGTACTTGTACCCCAACCATAACCGTAAGTTTGAATTGTAGGCCCTATCTCTTCGTAAGGATTAATAGTAGCACCACCTGCGGTAGACATACCTGTGCCAGTTTCATTAGATTTCATTTGTACTGTAAAAGTACTTGTAGTTGGTACGGTTAAAATTTCAAAAGTAAAATCTTGGAAATTAGCAACTGTAAAACCTGTTGCACCACCTCCCGGTAATGATACGGAAGTAAATGTAATATACTCACCAACGTCCAAACCATGACTAGCTTTGGTAACGGTTACTACATTTGAGTTTTGCGTTGATGTAAGAGTTGCTCCAGTTATTGCTGTTGCAAGTGGAGTGATGTCGTAAAATTTATCTTCATAATAAATATATAATGCTTTTGATGTACCGAGGGCTGCGTACCTTCTACCTTCTAAATCAGTCCAAGTATGCTGCGCACGTGTGGGTCCTGATATTGTATTAGTCCCTATAGCTTGAAAGCCACCAATTTTTTCAGGTTGACCATATCTAAATCTTACAAAATCACCATCAATCCATTGTCCTTCTGCTCCTGAGGGTGTATCTGCTTTATTAAATCCTGGTGCAATTCTTACGTTTGTTAAAGCCATGCAGCTATTTTACATCATTTTAAAGCTTCATCCAAGTCGCAGGGGAAGGTATATTATGTTCAGATTTAATACCTTCTTTCATAGTCAACATAATATCTCCTGATATAGATAGTCTTGGTATATCTTTTGTATTCTTTCCTGTTTCGTGAAACATCATTGAAGGAAATATAATTACATTTCCTGTTTCTGCAGGATATTCTGCTTTACCATAATTAGTGTTATCCCACTCTGTAAAATAAGGATCTCTTTTAGGTATTGTTAGTCCAACTTTATGTGCATCATCATCTAATAAAAAAAGGTTTCCTTGTTCATGCGCTTGTGGGTAATAGACAAAACTAAAATGGCTACTCATATGTCTATGGTAAGCAATATGCTGTTCTTTAATTGATAAAGTTGCCCATGATTTAGTTATGTATATTTCAAATAAATCTAAATTATATTTTTGTGCAGACAAACAACCTTGTATTACTTTAGTTAATTCCACATATAATTCTTTAAATCTTTTATCTTTATGTAAGTTATCATCAATTGATTGTAACTCTTTTGGTTTTATATCTGTTGTTTTAGAATATTGAGAATTGGTTGGAGTAATATCTTTTAGTATTAAGGGTACAATTTTTTTATTTATATCTTCAAAGTTTTCTAATTTAGTTATGTATATTGGATAACCAAACCATTTAGATATATTTGCCATAAGGCACTATACTATGATACTCTTAAAAATCTATATTGAATTTCTCCACTACCGCCAACACCACCATTAGTTTCAAAAAACGTACCAGCTCCTGCTAAACTTACTTGAGCAGCTCCACCTCCACCACCAGAACCTCTAGTACCTGCTCCACCGGCAGTACCTGTTCCAGAAGAAGATCCTCCAGCGCCACCATTTACATTACTTGAATATGAGGCAGCACCAGTGGATCCACCAATTCTACAGTTATCTCCGCTACAGTTTCCATTATTTCCTCCAACAGCACCATTACCAGATTGATTAAAAGTTCCAACAGGTCCACCATTTAAACTTGTTACATTTACAGTTGATCCATTTGAATCTCTAAAAGTTCCTGAAGTAATAGCTGTACCATTAATAGTGGCTGAACCAGCAGACCCTGCAATGTTATTTCTAAGAGGTGACCCACTTGAAGCACTTGCTCCACCACCTGCAGCTAATGTAAATATTGATCCACTACTAGATGCAGAAAGAGTTGAACTTGCTCCAGCACTTGCTGACCCATTAAATTTACTTGATTGACTATTTTGTGCAGCACCACCTCCACCTATTGCATAACTTATAGTTTCTCCTTGTGTTACACTAAAAATTTTATCAGATACAAAAGCACCAGATCCGCCACCAGCACCAGCAGATTCACCACCTGCTTTATCGTAAGCGGCTCCAATCATAGCACCACCACCACCACCAACTGCAGCTTGAATATGAATTGCGTTAGCTTGAGCCGGAACTGTAAATGTTCCTGATCCACTTGATAAAGTTGCAAAAGAAGTTGCTTCAAAAGCACTAAAGACTAATTTCCAAACTCCTGATACTTTGCCGTAAATTTCATCAGCTTCTTTCCAAGCACCAGAAACTTTGCCATAAGCATTTTCTATTTCTTCAAATGTTCCAGAAACTTTGCCATAGGTATTAGCCATTTAAACTCCTATGAATATTTAAACCAAATGTCCCCATCGGCACCTCCTGAAGGAGCAGATGTACTAATTGTAAATTTTCTTTGTAGCTTTGCAGCGGTCACAGCATTGTCTCCAATCTTTGCGGCAGTCACTACTGCTGCTGATATAGAAGCGCTGACTACAGCATTGTCTGCTATTTGAGCACTTTGAATTGCGTCATCAGCCACTTTTGCGTTTGTCACTGAATCATCATCAAGTTGTAAAGTTCCGATAGTTCCGCCTAAAGTGTTAAGAGCTACTTCGTAAACATTAGTTCCGTCTGAATAAGCGGCATGAACTTTTCCTTGATCTAAAGTAAACCCAGATCCTGAAACAGTTTTAAAAGTTAATGTTTTACCACTGTTATGATTAGTACCATCTTTTAATATATAAAATTTTTCTATTGAGTTTGGAATAGTTACAACTCTGTTTGCCGCTAATGTTCCTGAAAAATTAAGAATCATATTTCTAGCGTTAGAAATAGAAGCGTTAGCCATAGACAAAGCAACATCAGAAGATGCAACATCAATTGATTGATATCCTGCGATTGCTTGTTGTACAAGTTCAAGATTAGTGTTTGTTTTGGTTCCCCAAGTACCAGAGTTTTCACCCGTGGCCATTAACTCTAGTTTAAGATCTGATGAAAATGTTGATGCCATAATTTTGTATTATACCTTGTTTAAGCAGCCTTATCAACTTCCACCCAAGTATTGGCAACATTTTTGTTTACCTCAGTCCAAGTGTTAGTTACATTAGGGTCTATTACAGCCCATGCTGTTACAAATAAATCTCCAATACTTCCAGTCATTTCTATACCTGTAGGGATTACAGTTGCATCTGCTGTTATGCTCGCTATAGCACCAGCGGTAATAGCTAATTGTTGTCCGGTGACCGAGATTATTGAATTAGGAGTAATTGTAGATTGGCCTAAGCTAGCTGCTAATTGAATACCAGTAAGGTTAGCAGTTGCATTAGCTGATGTTGTAACTGAACCAATAGATGTGTCTATTGCATGATCAACACCGGTAATAATAGTTACATTACCAGCTGCACTTACAGAATAAGTTCCAATAGTAAAGCCTAACTGCTGACCTGTAAGAGTAACCTCTACGTTAGGTAATATCTGTTGACCTATACTAGAAGTTAATTGTATACCAGATAGGGCTACGTTAGCATTAGTTCCGCCTAATGCTGAAATAGGTGATTGTGCTAGTGCCGTTATCCCAAGCATCGATTAAGATCCTTTTTTTAGTTCGTCTATTTCTGCTTTTAATTCTTTTATTGCATTAACTAATACTGGTACTAAATGTGAGTTAGTCATTTTTAATAATTCTGGTTGTTCATTATCAATAATAACATTATCTTCACCTTCAAGTTCAAGTATATCTTGTGCTTTAAAGCCATATTTTTTA